GCCCTAGCAGTCTACCGCGCCGCACTGGAGGCCCGCAAATGAACCTCATCGACGCAGCGCAACATGCGCAACACATGGAGTACGTCATCACGGTGACGTTAATCGCCGCTGGTGTGATATGGTTGGTGTTCAGGTGATGCGTGACAGTTGCGGGCGGGTGTGGTATTTTTAACAAAAGGAAACAAAATGACAGAATTTCCCCTCTATAAAACGGTTTCGACCGACAGCCTGATCCCGTATGCCCGCAATTCGCGGACGCATAGCGATGCACAGGTCAGCAAGATTGCCGCCAGCATCAAGGAATTTGGGTTTCTTAATCCGATTATCGTAGATGCTGATAACGGCATTATCGCAGGCCACGGGCGCGTCATGGCCGCGCAAAAGCTGGGGCTGGATACCTTGCCTGTCATTGATGCAGGCCACCTTACAGACGCACAGCGGCGGGCATATGTTATCGCGGATAACAGGTTGGCGTTGGATGCTGGTTGGGATAATGAACTGTTGCGCATTGAATTGCAGGAATTGGAGGGCAAGGGCTTTGACCTGACGCTGACGGGTTTTAATGTTGATGAAATGGCGGCACTGTTTTTGCAGCCTGACTTTGCACCCGGCACCGAAGACGATCAAGGCAAGTTAGATGAGCTTGCGCCGAAAATGGTGACTTGCCCGCATTGTCAGATTGAATGGGATTTGCGTGAACATGGGCAAGGCTGATCTGCGCATAGACTGGGCGACACACGCGGCGGCGAAGTATGCTGTGGAAACGTGGCATTATTCGCAAGTCTTGCCTGTCCCACCGTTAGTAAAGATTGGCGCTTGGGAGGCTGGCAAATTTATTGGTGCGGTCATTTTCAGCCGAGGTGCCAATAATAACTTGCTCAAGCCATTTGGGCTGACAGCCACAGAGGGATGCGAACTAACGCGCGTGGCTCTTACAAGGCACGATGCGCCGGTGTCTCGCGTCGTTAGGCTGGCAATGCAGTTTCTAAAGCGCAACAGCCCAGAGTTGAGGTTAATCGTCTCGTTTGCTGATCCAAGCGAGGGGCATCATGGCGGCATTTATCAGGCCGGAAACTGGATTTATACCGGGCGACAGCCCCCAACGACAGAATACATTGCTCCTGACGGAAAGCAGTGGCACGGTAGGATGGTGTCAAAGGATGGCAGGATTAAGGTTCAAGGGAAATATCGTCCATGCTGGCGCACTGATCAATGCACGCCTGTTGAAAAGCCCGGCAAACACCGATACCTCATGCCACTAGACGCGGACATGAAAGCGCGTATAATGCCACTTGCGAAGCCTTACCCTAAGCGTGTGAAGCAGGCGATGGATGGCGTCCAGTCATCACAGCGGCAGTGCAGCACTGACCCACACGCTCCAGAGGCTACAACATGACCAAAATGGTGACTTGCCCGCATTGTCAGATTGAATGGGATTTGCGTGAACATGGGCAAGGCTGATCTGCGCATAGACTGGGCGACACACGCGGCGGCGAAGTATGCTGTTGAGAATTGGCACTACAGTGGGTGCTTGCCTGCCGGAAAGTTGGTTAAGGTTGGTGCTTGGGAAAGCGGCAAGTTTATTGGCGTTGTGTTGTTCGGTCGTGGGGCAAATCACAACATGGTCAAGGGTTATGGACTTACCCAAGATCAGGGCTGTGAGTTAGTTAGAATTGCACTGACTAAACACACTTCTCCGGTTTCAAGAATTTCAGCACTAGCAATAAGGTTTCTAAAGGCACAAAGCCCAGACCTTCAGCTAATTGTTTCATATGCAGACCCAGAGCAAAAACATCATGGTGGAATATATCAGGCAGGGAACTGGATTTATCGTGGGCTTTCGGCTTCTGCAATAAAGGTTTGGTATAAGGGCAAGTGGTCGCATAAAAAAACTGTTGATGATGCAGGCATAGACCAAAAAGGGCTTGCAAAGAAAAAGGTTGCAGGAAAGCACACATACCTCATGCCACTAGACGCGGACATGAAAGCGCGTATAATGCCACTTGCGAAGCCTTACCCTAAGCGTGTGAAGCAGGCGATGGATGGCGTCCAGTCATCACAGCGGCAGTGCAGCACTGACCCACACGCTCCAGAGGCTACAACATGACCAAAATGCAGACTAAACCACCACATGCGCCGACAGACGCCCAGCGCCAGCTTGTGCAGCTACATGCAACGGTCGGCACAACGCAGGACGTGATAGCTGACATTTTGGGCATTGATAAAAAGACGTTGCGCAAGCATTACCGCGCGGAACTGGATCAGGCCAAGTCAAAGGCAAACGCGACAATCGGCGGCGCGCTGTTCAACAAGGCCAAGGCAGGCGACACAACGGCGATGATCTTCTGGATGAAGACGCGGGCCGGATGGCGTGAAAAGCAGGACGTGAACCATGTGTCGGAGGACGGCAGCATGTCGCCTAAGACAATCGTTAACACGATGACGCCACAGGAGGCAGCGGAAGCATATGCAGCCACCCTCAACCCTGACAAGGGATAGCTGGCCACCTGACTACGTTTCGGTTTGGGCGTGGCGTCAGGATCAAATAACAAGGCTACGCAATGACCCTGTGCTCATGCACGGGGCTTTGTCGTTTTACGCGCAGCCAGAAAATGCCGTTTATTTTATTAACCATTGGCTAGACACCTATGACCCGCGCAACGCTGGTCGCGGCGTCCCTGCCTATATGCCGTTTGTGTTGTTCGAGCGTCAGGCGGAATTTGTGCAATTCATTTTTGCGCTGATACGGGGAGAGGAAAACGGCCTTGTTGAAAAGGCCCGCGATATGGGCGCAACTTGGGTTTGTGCTGCCATTTCGGTGTGGTTGTGGCGCTTTTACCCCGGCGCTGCTGTGGGGTGGGGTAGCCGAAAAGAGCAGCTTGTTGATAAGCTGGGCGATCCTGATAGTATTTTTGAAAAGATGCGTATTCTAATCCGCAGATTGCCGCCTGAATTTATGCCTGTCAAATTTAATCAATCTGACCACATGCCATATATGCGGATTGTTAACCCAGAGACGGGTTCAACGATTACGGGCGAGGCTGGCGATAATATCGGGCGCGGTGGCCGTAAGCTGATTTACTTCAAGGATGAAAGCGCACACTACGAACGGCCCGAAAAGATCGAAGCGGCGCTTGCTGACAATACGCGGGTTCAGGTTGATATATCCAGCGTCAACGGATTGGGCAACGTATTTCATCGCAGGCGCGAGGGCGGTCAGGAATGGGCAGGTGGCGATGCGATACCAGAGACAACGAATGTGTTTGTCATGGCGTGGTCAGACCATCCGGCCAAAACACAGGCTTGGTATGATGCAAGAAAGCGCAAGGCCGCAAGCGATGGCCTGTTGCACGTATTCGCGCAAGAGGTGGACCGCAGCTATAGCGCGTCCGTTCAGGGGGTTATCATTCCAGCGGATTGGGTTACGTCTGCGATAGACGCCAATGTGAAGCTGGGAATTGACGTGTCTGGGCCTGTTGTGGCAGCGCTGGACGTGGCTGACGAGGGTGGAGACCGTAACGCACTGGCAAGGCGCAGGGGGCCGCTTATGCTATCTATTGATGAATGGGGCGATGGGGACACCGGCCACACGACACGCAAGGCGGTTGGCATGTTGATCAATGACGGGCGGGTTGCGCTGCAATATGACAGCGTGGGCGTTGGTGCTGGCGTTAAATCTGAGGCCAACCGACTTGCTGATGAGGGATTGTTGCCTAATGGCCTATCTTTCGTTCCGTGGTCTGCGGGTGCGGGTGTGCAAAATCCAGACCGTCACTTGATTGACCGCGACAAGGATACGCCGCTGAATAAGGATATGTTCAGCAATCTCAAGGCGCAGGCGTGGTGGCAGTTGCGGTTGCGGTTCGAGAGAACGCACAAAGCCGTGACCGAGGGGGCGGTTTACAACCCCGATGACCTCATAAGCCTGCCGTCAGACTTACGGCTATTGCGCACGTTGCAAAAAGAGTTGTCGCAGCCCACATCTAGCCGATCAAGCGGGGCCATGAAGCTGATGGTAGACAAGTCTCCACCGGGCACAAAGTCACCGAACCTTGCCGACGCGGTCGTAATGGCGTATTATCCGCTTGAGATACGCAAGGCGAAAACAGAAACATCGCACGTCATCGGCCTGTTTTAATGCGGCGCGGTATGTGGTATAAATACGCAGACAAACAAAGGGCAGCACCATGAGCGTATCAACGCGACATCCAGAATATACCAACGAGCGGAT